TACCTTGAATATACATTCCAGCTTGGTCTGCACCTATTCTACCTTGTAATGTATTGTTATTCAAGAAATCAATTAAACCACCATAAGTTGCGTTATTAATGCTAAGTATTGTATATCCGCTTAAAGAAGTTGGACTATTCGTTCCGATTCCAACGTTACCACCGCTTGTGATACGCATTTTTTCGCTAGAGTTAGTAACAAATATAAAAGGGAATGGACCAGTTGTACCACCTCCAAAAACATTAGTTCCAAAAGCATCAATTCCAAAATAAGAAGCTGTTGTACCATTTGTAAAATATATTGATGGAGCAGCTGTACCATTGTTAGCTAATTGTAACCCACCATTAGCAGTTATTGGACTCATCCCGATTCCAACATTCCCACTAAACGTAGCACTTGTACCACTTAAAGCACCAGTAAGTCCTAATGTAGTTCCATTTAATGCATAAAAAAAGTTTGCTACACCTGCTTGTGTTATTTGAAACACAGTATTTCCTGCTTGGTTCTGAAATTTCCAATCAGCAGTTCCAGCAGCAGTAAATTGATAAAAAGAACTATTTACAAATAAGCTACCATAGTATGTTGAATCATTTGCTGCATAGAAATCAATAGATGGACTATTGTTAGCAAATCTTAAAGGTCTTGAAAATGTTTTAGCACCACTTATTGTTTGTGCAGTTCCTAATGTTACATAAGCACCTAAATCACTTGTCAATGCTATTGTACCACTTGCAGCAGGGAATGTGTAATCATAGGTAGCATTATTTAATAATTTTAACCTACTAAAAAATGGGTCTCCATCGTGTGCAAATGTTATGTTAGTGTATGTTCCAGATTTAGCTGCATAAAATCCTGTATATGTAGCACTAACTAATGCACCTGTTCCTATTCCATTATATAAGCTAATTCCATACCCTGCTTGTATTGAATCCCCAAATGTTTTTAACCCTGTAAATGTCTGCGTTCCTTCTAAAAGTGCTAAAGTACCTGATAGGTCTGGGAGAGTAAATGTTCTTGATGTGTTTGTAGCCCAAGACGAAAAGTCAAAAGTAAATGCCTTTAAGTTACCAGCAGATATTGCTTGTGTAAGACTTATGTTACCTTCTAAAGATGACATTACAGAATATCCATTTTGAAACAAAGTTCCAGCTGCTAATATTTTAAAAGCATACCCAGCTTCTGTTGTTATAGCACCAGCATTTAACGCAAAAGTTCCTAAATTAACACTTGCAGTTGCTCCTGTATATGGAACGTATGAACTTAGATTGCTTGTTAAAGCAAGAGTTCCAGATGCGTCAGGGAGAGTATATGTTCTTGTAGCTGATAATGAACCAAGACCAATTTGAGCAGTTTTAGTTACTACACCTATATTAGAAGCTAAGATTAATGTATTAGCGGTTGTTGGAGAACTAACTAAAGAAATAGCATCATCACCAATTACGTAACCAGAACTTCCACTTTTTAAAATAAATGGACTTGATGCTGGACCATTTAATTTAGCTATAATTGCACCACCACTTATTTCATTAGCATCAAAATTAAAATTACCTAAGTCAACATTAGCAGTCGCACCCGTATAAGGCACTTTTCCATTAAACGTACTCCAATCTGTTGAACTCAACTTACCAGTATTTGTAGCCGAAGCCACAGGTAGGTTAAAAGTATGAGTAGCCGTAACACTTGAGATGTTAAAGTCTGTACCATCCGTTCCTGTGCCAAAGAATTGGTTTTGTCTTGTAAGGTTATTTAAAGAGATTAACCCCTTTGAGAAAGTAGTAACTACTTGACACAAATGATTATTTTCGGTATGTAAAGTAACTGTTCTACCATCAACGTTTACATAGATTCTAATTGCTATTCTATCTGTTACAGTCAATACACTTTGAGCAACTGGTACTGCAAAGTAGTAAGGGTTAATTACAGTTCCTTGATTGATGTACTCTGGAACACCAACGCTTGTACCTATTAAGGTAAAAGTTGTTCCATCATATTTGTAAACCTCTGCATAAGTAAAAGGGTTTCCTGTGTTGTTGTTTACACTAAAATAGAACTCACAATTAAAGTTACCAGCAGGTACTTCTAATAAAGCTGGGTCATTAGCATCGGTTATATAACTTGCTACATATCCATTAGCCGAAATAACAATGTCAGTTCCAGCACCAGCAATAGGTGTTTTACCTAATTGTCTATAAACAACCCCTCCGATTGTACCTTGACTTACACTTGAGTTAAGATAGTAAGAAACCGAACTACCACCACCTGTTGATGTAGGGAAATCCGCTAAAGTACCATCTCCTCGTACATATTGAGAAGCATCTCCATCTAATGCAGTTATAACACCACTATTAGCCACTACTGGACCTTGTATATCCCTAATCTTTGCTTCTCCTGTTACTTGTAATTGACTCATAATATTTTATTGAAATAATCCTCTAATATATTCCCCAGCTGCTAATGCTCTACCAAAAGTAAGAACTCCTGTCGCACTTACAAACTTAACATCATCACCAGTTGGAACTCCTGTTGTTAAAATGTTTTGTGCATCCACACCACCTCTTGAAACGTAAAGACAATTGTAACCAATCGTGTCCGCAAATGTAATTGATGTTTCGCCACCACTTGCCGTGTAACCTTTTGTCTTGACAGGGTTTGCACCAACTATTATAATTCCCTCTGGGTCTACGCTTGTTCCTGTTGTGTTGTATGCTCCGCTACCTTGTAGGCTCACGTTATATGTAGCCACATCTTTTTGAGGTGCGTTTATTGCTAAACTTGATATATTACAAATTCCTTGAATAATAACCAATCCATCAACTCCATTATCTACCACAAACTTAACTTCTATTGGCTCTCTTGCTAACTGCTTCTCTAACATAAACAAATAAGAAAAGCCAGTCAAAGTAATTAACCCATCACAACTTACACTCCAAGTAGCTACATCGTTCTTATATTCTCTAAACCAAGCACTTGTTTGGCTTGTTACCTCTTTTTGGTCAATTGTTACATTAAACGTGCAAGTTGTACTACAAGCAAAAGCGACATCGACCTCTGGGTCTACATCCGTTCTATGCCAATATAAAAGTACATTGTTCCCTATTACTGCTCCCATTTTATACGTATTTTAAATTTGTTTTATTTGGGTAATAGTTTGATAAATATGCCCTTAAAGTATTTGCATTTATACCAAGTAAATTTGCAGCTTCTTTTGCTGAATCATAAAAAATACCTGTATTAAAATCTAATACTAATTTAGACCTTTTTGTTCTATTTGCTTGTCTTACATTTTCGGATAAACCATTATCCCAAGCGTGTTGCATATTAATTGAACGATTGCACCACTCTAAATTTTCCAATCTATAATCGTTTTTTATGCCGTTTTTATGATTAACGTGATTCATACCTTCAATTTTTGGTATAAAATATTCTGCCAAAAGCCTATGAACGTATATCATTTTTCTACCATATTCATTATATAGGCATACAATACTATAACCATTTTTACTTGTAGTATTTATTAAATGCTTACCAGTTCTTATGTTTGTTACTTCGCCAACCTCATTTATTGAGTAATTTGGGAATTCTTGTATTATTACTGCTGCCATATTACAAATTTACGCATTATTAAAATATCTTTTTGGAGTTTCTAAGGTAATATCTCCAATATAATCAACAGTAGCAGTAGAAGCATTATCAACCATAGTAATCTCTAAAAGTTGTATTTGGCTTGTTTCGTTTAAATAAGGATTAGATGTAAGCCTATTTATTAAAAACTTCTTGTTATTATAAGACAAAGCGTTTGTACTTGCATCTTGAATTGTATAAGTTTTGTCAAGATAAATAAACCCATTTGCTCCTGCTATTGCTCCCAAATCACCTTCTAAAGTAGCTATATTCTTATTTAGTAAGTTTGAATATTGGCGCATTACTAATTGAGCCAACATAGTAAATGCCTCTGGTGGATATCCATATCTATACCAATCAGTCCAAATATCTCCATCTGCTTTAAATAATAAACCTACATTGTTTCTTATTGGCGCTGCTCCTTGTGGAGGATAAATTGCACTATAAGGTATGTCAATATCAGTTGCTATTTGTGATGTAGAACCAATATTTCTTGTTAAAATAACTTCCTTAATAGAAGCATCTCCTTGTGTTAATTTAACGTTTTTAATGTACCCACCAACCGCACCAGCTGCTGCTTCAAATTTAATACCTATTAAGCCTTCAATAGTTAAACTTAAATCTTGTGAATACCCCATAGGAATATTTACATTATAAGAAACATAAGTGTTAAATGTATCATAAACAATATCTCTAAAATGAACTGAAGTTGACCAAACATCATTATCTCTTAAATAATAAGTAGTACCACCAATAAAAGCAGTTATGTAAAGTCTTATTCTATTACCAGCATTTGCTCCTTGTAATTCAAAAGATAAGGATGCACTTGTTCCATACATTTTTGGCAAAAATGAATAATTAACAGGAGATAAAAAATAGTTTTGAATATATGCATTTCCACCACCTAAATAAAATATTTCGTATCTATTTGATTGATCTTCATTTAATATAACTAAAGTTGCTCTTGATGGCGCAACCTCAAACTCACTCCATCCATTTGCTCTTAACGAAGAACCAGAACCAGTAGTAAATTTAAAAGTACCATTATATATGTAATTTGCTGCATAATTATACGGCAAAGTTGATTCAATAGTTGGATAACCCTTTCTAACTATTTTAGTTTGGTTATTATTTACAAAATGAACATTACCATCTTGATATGGTTGTATGTTTATTGTATTAGTTAATGTGCCATTACCACTTGTAGTTGGAACATTAGCAACAACATATCTTGTATAATAAATTGTGTCAGCTTGTTGATTCATTGGTAAAATATACCAATCTCCATTAGCTTGAAATAATCTACATCCAAAAGTCTTAATTATATTTTCTAAAATAGTATAATAATCTAATTTGTAAAAATCCCTTTTATATTGATAGGTTTGGCTAAATGGTTCATTACCAGCAGCATCTCCTCTATCAAACATTCCATCTGCATAGTAAGAACAACAAGCATAAATAAATATCATATCATCAAACGGCAATGCTTTTAAGCAAGTACCTATGATATCAATTAATTTAATTAATGAATTAGTATTTACATCACTATCGTAATATATGTATCTAAGAAAAGAAAGTCCATCAATACAATTCATAGTAACCTCTTGATTACCTGTTGTAAATGGAACTTGTATATAATCATTAAGTAAAAATCCTCTCCATTTAATTACATTATTAATAACTAATTCAACGTAGTACTTTGTTTCATCAAAGTTTAATAAGTCTGGAAAGTTATTGTAATCATTTTGGTCAGATATAATAAAAGACACATTTAATTGTGAAGATATTATAGAAGCAATTGGGTCTTCATTTGTAGCATTTGGAACTAAAGAAACATTTGTTCCTATGTATGGAGTAACAGTTGCACCAACATAACTTTTTTGGTATATCTTAACAATTAATGATGTTTCATCTCTTAACTCTTGAGTTATTGTATATCTTAATCCGTATGCCATTATGCTAAACTAATGTTTTGTCCTTTAAGATTAGATGCCTTTTGCGCTCTATTTGTAGCTAATAATAAATCTTGTCCTCTAAGAACAAACGCACCACCTCCATCACCAGCTGCACCAATAGGATTAAAGTTTGTAAATCCACCGCCACCACCACCCATAGTTGGTATTCCTAATGCAGTCATAATAGCTTTAAATATCAAAGCCTTAACTATCATTGTAGTCAATTGAATAATTATTTGCTTAAATGATTGCTCTAATGCTTTACCTATATTTTCACCATTTGCCATAGCAGTAAACATTGCTTCAAACGCTGGTGTTAATGTATCTGTTATACCATTAGCTAATTGCAATTGAGTGTTGTATCTTCTTAATGCAGATTCATTTTTAAATATTTGTTCAGCGGTATATTGTTGAGCAAACATTGGTAAATCCTTACTTAGCTTATTTGGTGTTGCAGGTGTTTTTATTTCATTTTCGGTTTGTATAATTTGAGTTGTACTAACCTTTAAAACCCTTGCTTGTTTTGCTAATTT